TTGACATCAACATTTTCCCTGAATTCATTAAGAAGGTTCCTATCGCAGATAGACCTGATTACATCAAAGAAATTCTAGGTCAAGCTCAAATGTATCTTGAAACTGATTTTACTTCCTTCGAAAGTTCCATTACAAGAGAATGGATGGAAAATGTGGAATTTCTCATATACAAAAAAGTATTTGCCCAATGTTCTGATCCGTTAAGGATTGGAATAGACAGATTGTTAGGTTTATTGTCTGGAATGGTACCCATTCTTGCTGCAACATTCCGTGCTATTTCCAATGCTACCCGCATGAGTGGAGAAATGAACACTTCACTCGGAAATGGACTAACAAATTTGATTGTTATGAGTTATGTTTTTCATAAATCAAAAATACCATTCAAGGGGGTTTTTGAGGGGGATGATGCACTCATCTCATGCTCTCAGCTTCCAAATATGGGATTGTTCGAGAAACTCGGATTCAAGGTTACATTTGAATTTGCTAGGACTATTGGAGAACTCTCATTTTGTGGTATGAAATTTCATGAAAAAACAATGCAAACTATTAGAGAATTTAAAAAAAGTATTATCAACATGTCGTTGATTACACCACAATATATGAACGGAAGTTTAAATACGGTTCGTAAGTTGTGCATTCTCAAGGCGCTGTCATATTTATTCGAGAATCCAAATTGCCCGATGGTTTCTCCATATGCTCAAGCAATGCTCCACAATTATAAATTTAATCCTTTCACACTAAGATCTCTAGTCAATCGAATGAAAATTGACATCTGGCTCAAAGAAAGATACATGAATGCTATAAACTCGATTACTTCCATTGGAATGGAATCCTTCTTGAAAATGATTTGCAGTATTCAGTATGAGACCAGAGTCCAATTTGCTGAAACATTCAACGTTCCGATTGAAACTCAATTATTATTTGAACTGAATCCGCTTTCAGAAGATTCCAAGCAAATATTTTTGAAATTGAGCGATCAACCCTTACTTTATAACTCAATGAGGTTTATCTCAAACACAAAAACACCAATCATTGTCCGCGAGGAAATTAGATATGGCTTTGTGCGAAAAACAGAAGATCTACTTCATTTAGAAACGGTACCCGAAGGTACAAAACGTAAGGTGACAAAAGTTAAAGTCAAGAAAATAAATCATCTAATCCAACACATCATTAGAAATGTC